CCATAATACCCTATAGGTCCAGAACTTGTTATAGCTAACACCGTACCCGATACAAATCTATATTCCGATGTTACACTCGATGTAATTGCTGGAAACGAAACTTCACTACGCCAATATGGAGTAGAACTAGTATAATATGTGCTACCAGAGTATGTTAAATATTGATAACTATATGTCGTGCCATTATATTTCTGAGCAATTGATGCTGTTAAATATCCTTGTAGTTGATCATCATCAGTTCCAGATAATGTCATTATTTTACCATCAATTGATCCTGTATATTGAACATAATATGCAGACGCAGTTGGCAACGTACTAGCTAATTGTGCATTATATGTATCATTTGTTTTTTGTAGGATTGGTAATATTGTATCTTTATTTCGTTCTAATATATTCGGTTGTACTAAAACACCTGTAATTTTTTCAACACGTGCTGGCAGTAATTGTTCCAATTGTTTAAAGAATGATAAATCAAACAACGTAAACATTGAAATATACGAATTAAAATCATTTTTATCGGTATATTTTTTCCAATATTTTTGAGACTCAACAATTAATTCAGGATATCCATATGGATTCGTATTACCCGGATCTCCGATATAATCATCTAAATTAGTAAATCCTAATTGTGCAATGATATCTTCATCAATCATTGTTTGTGGAGAAAAGTATACTCCTATTTTTTTACTGTCTAATGGAGCTTTATCAAATTGACTTCGTTCTGCTCTACTCGTAGGACTCAAAGTTCCAACTAACTCATTATTTTCTAATCGTATTTTGTTATCATCAAGTGTACTACCACCTAATGAAATTGCGTCATAATAATATGTTTCTTCAATTGAATCATATGGTGTTGCTAATGACCAACCAGAAAATGATGCGGATATGTTTGACGGTTTTGGTTCAACCCCAGTTAAACTACCCGTTAAATTATGATTTATATTTTGTGTTAATGGCAATCTAAAAACTAATTCTGTGTATGAATCAATATTCCCATTATATGCAGCAGGAGCTTTAACGTGATTATTAAATGCTTCATCATTTAAACTAGATGACCACAATCTAAGTTCTTGTAATTGTCCAACTAATCTATTAGCACCAGTCGATGTTCCGCCCAATGTCAATGTGCCAGATCCTGCAAATGAAGCTGTTGCCGATGCAGAAGCTGCTGCTACAATCGATCCATATTTAGATTTCTTAGTTACGATATCTAAATTAGTTCCATTCGTTCGTAAAACTAAATTAAGCCAATTGCCATCAAACAATTCAATTTGATTTGAACTAGTTCCATTTATTCGTACAACACCCTTATTCCCACTAGTAAAATTTAAAGTTACTGTATTTGAACCTATTGTAAATAAATTCATAGTACTAGGTATCGTAGGATATTTTACAACATCGGCCGTTCTAAATCTAAGTTCTACAGCATTTATTGATTGCGAATAATTAACTGTTACAGTACCTGCAGAACTACCACTTAAATCTAATGCATAATCAAAATTTAATTTTTCATATATTGGCGCTCGTTCTAAACGAGGACCGCCATATTCATTAATACTAATTAAAGATTGTGGAATACCATAACAAGATAACAATGCTTGAATACTTCTTTTAGTACCTTTAGATTTTAATAACAACGGCAAGTTATTGATAATTCTACGCCATACTGTATATGTTATATCCATTGCCGGAACAGAAGGATCGCCAACCGTATTTGACCCGGTCAATGGTGCACCAGCTTCTGATGTTCCTAGTACATATTGCCAAAGATTTTTATCCTGATTTCCATTAGTTAAATTCCAACCAAATTGTTTTGCTACTGAATATAACAATTCATTTGGCATACCTAATTTAGGATTTTCTTCTCGTTTATTAATACGAGACATATGATTGATATATGTATATAATATATCATAATGATGTCCTAACATATTAACAAATGTAATCATATCAATGTTATTATCATCAATTCTTTGATATGATGGAATATTTCGATATAATGAATTTATGTTAAATCTATCGTATATATTTGCATATTCATATGATGAACTATACCATGCAATAAATTGAGAACTAGTTGTTGGTGCATTAATATATGGATATGTTGAGTTTAATTTAGGCACTGGAGTTATGTAACTACCAGTTAATCTAGCAACTATTGGCTGTTCTAATGGAATATTAAATGTTGTTAATATTGACGACGATTGATTATACAAATATTGTTCAAATCCATCAAATCCTCCAATTAAACTAGTTATTTGATTTTGATATGAAGCAGCATCTGTTTGTGCAGCAATACCATTAGTTAAAGCTAACGATGCACTTTGTTGAGCATAATATTCTAGTAATTCTAATTTGTATTTAAAATTGTCTAATCTATCAGTTGCTGTACTATAAAAAACAAAGTTATTAAAATCTGAATAATCAATATTTAGTTTCATTCCCGACAAACTTCCGGAGAAATATGCATCGATAATTTGTTGAGATGTTGATAATGAAGATCCTAATAAATCGGTCCAAGTTTTGAATCCAGTTTCTGCAGATGTATTATATGAATAATTTGCTTGCCAATTTGGTCCTGATAAAACATTTGTTGTAGGAAGTGCAACTGCTGGATTAATAACAACGTTGTCTACATATGGTTGTTTTTGTTCTTCAACAATCCAACATTTAAACCCTTCCTGAATATCTTCAGACAATGGTTCATATAATTTAATATATAATCCGCCTTTGGCTTCTACTGCATTGATAATAGTAGCAGTATTATTTCTGCTAAAATTTAACAACAATGTTTTATAAACAGGTCCAGTACGTAAACTAGTTAAATTTATAGTTTGTATAAAATTAGTTATTTGTTGTAAATATCCAGAACTAGTTGGATCCGTTGGTTGCAGTCTAATCTCTGTTCGATCTGGAGAAATTTCTTGAATTTTTAAATACTGTAAATCGTAATTCCCAATTAAATTTTTAAAAAAGTTAACTACGAATCTAAACTGTCCAGCTGATATTTTTAATTGATTTTGTAATTGTGCATATAAATCAATAGCTAATGGCTGAGTAGTAAATGATATAATATTATTACCATCATAATATTGTGGAATACTTCCTACAGCAGGAACATTGTGATTTGCCGTAATCCATGTTTGATCTAAATATACATGTAATTCAACCCGATCGGTATCATCTCGTTGTATGATATCAGTATTAAACGTTACGTTTGTTCGAAAATCGGAAACATCAGATGCAGTATATCGTTCAGCTGATAAAGATTGGGATGCAATTAATATTTGTTCGATATTTTTATACTGCGTTAACATATTTTATATTATCCTGCGTTTGACCCACTTACTAATAAATTATTCCACTCATCTACAACTTTATCTGCATTTGTTACAGACCAATATGATGTATCAGCATTTATCGTATGAAATTTAAATTCTTCATTTATATTACAAACTGCAGTTATACCAAAAACATCGCCTTGCGTAAATGATGAATTTGGAATAGTAACATCAATATATAAATCTTGAACACCATATTGTCCTATACGTCCCGGCGATGCTTGTTGTATTTGATCTAAATAATTATCTAATTGCGTTAATAATGTAGATCTTAAATTAGGTCGTAGTATATCAATTTGATTATTAGTATTAATTAAATTAGATCTGCTTGCTGGTTCAAGTCCATTTAACGGATCATCTTGTAAAACATTTTTTAAACTATCAATAAATGTTGATGACAATATTATTGAATTAATGGGCGATGAACTATCAGAAATCAATATAAATGTTGCCTTAACTTCTGCATCGGATGCATTTGTTTGTCCTAACGTGCAATATTCGTTTGCATTTATTATGATATCGTTTATTAATTGTACAAATGCTTCTTGTTGCTGTGTATTTTCAAAATTTGAATTATAAAATGGGCCTAAATACGTACGGTTTGAACCATCTTGAGTTGTAGTTTTTCCAATATAAAAAAATGCAGTTCCAATATCAGCAGAATTTGGCGTATCAAAACGATGTTGCAATTTAATTCTAAATCTAAGATTCGCACCAGAATTTTTTATTTCTTTGTTGATAAAATATCTATTTATTTTCTGAGTAGGATTTCCATCAACTAATTCATCCATTAATATACCAGAAGGAGTTGCAATTTGTATTCTTCTAGATTCCGTTGGTTTATATCTTGAATAAACGGGATCAATTAAAATATCATCTAAATTTATCGGAGCTGGTTCAAAACTACCTGTAGCAAAAATGATTGCAGGGAAACTAAAATATTGAAATCTAGTTTGTACAGTGTTTAAAAAACTTTGTTTATTAATCTGCCTAGCGGTTGGTTCAATAATAAGTAACGGATTATCAATACTATTTTCAGTTATAATAATATTTCCTGCAGAGTCTCTTGGTATAATTGCAGTATTATTTGAAACTGCAGTTAAGCCATTTTGTAAATAAAATGATGCAGGTGACGCAACTACGAATTCTTCAGAATTTGGATCTTTACCTGGGCTACCTGCTAAATCTTGTTGTTTTGCCATTATCTAACTACTTTAAAATAAATTTGGTCATCGATATACTGCTGTGTAAATCCATCTGTTATCATGAATTCTAAACGATAATATCGTTCTGGCATAAAACCATTCATATCCATGTAAATGTAATTACTAGTATTATCGCAACTTACTTTATTATAAATATTATCAAACGGAATTATGTATTCGTCCGTTGCAGCATCTAATACTGCATAATATGTAGTAGTTGGTAATTTTTGTACGGTTTGTGTAGGAAATAAATTTGTTGGAGATTTTATAGGATACTTATCTCGCGCATAAATTCTAAGCTTAATTATTTCGGTATCTTTATATTCTGGTTTTAATTTTGAATATATTAAAAATGATTCTAAATCAACATCATCTAATGTAGAAGCATATTCCGAATTATCGAAATACATGATCAATCTAGGAACATATACAGTATGCGTATCTCTACTAAAAAATCGAATATAACCACTTACATTAGCATCAGACTCATCTGGATCGGAAAATTTTAATATGAATCCGTTATTTTCTATAGTATGTCCGCCGCTTCCACTAATCCATAAATCGATTGCATCAGTTACATCCATGTAGATGTCAGTTGGACGATAAGAAAAAGATTCATTTTCTTCTAAACCAGGTTGATGAAAAAATACTTGATTAAAACTAGATGTATTAAAAAATCCACTACCCGATTGCCACAACCAACTTCCGCCATATCCAGAACCAGATATATATAATGATGAATTGTTTACTTGAATTTGTTGAGAACTAGAAATCCATAAACTTCCAGATGTATTATCTAATGACCATGAAGCATATGGCGTTGCCCATTGTGCGCCATCTTTAATAATTGGCGACGCACCTAAATAACCTGTACCATTTATCCACGGCTGTCCTACAATTTTTGCATCAATTGTATATTCACTTGGCAAATTTTTTGCATGAGTTGTAAATAACTGTAAAATAAATTTGCATGAACTTAACGGCACTGAATATGTTGACAATACTTGTTGAATCTCACTCATATCAAATTTAATCAATGATCTAGATTTTAACAAAGTACTGCCATCCGTACTTAAACGTTTACCAATTTCTAATACTTCATCTAGTCCGGTATTCGTAAGACTAGTAGCGCTACTAGTAGTAGCTCCTTCATATAATGTAGCATCAGATTGTGCATAAAATATTCTAAACATAATTGCCTTAACTTCCAGAGCCTGTACTAATCATTAAATAACTGCCACTTCTCCATAATTGATTTACAACTCCCGGATTTGTAGTAGGTAACGATGCTGTATACATAAATACGGTTCCTTGTGTAATAAATGTGCTAGAAACATTTACATAATTAAATGAACCGGTTGTCGTTTGTGATATAGATCCAGTTACATATGATGAAGTTGTTGCATATGATGCAGAAACTGCATTACGGACATATGATGCCGTAACAGCATATGAAGAACTAACAGCATTCAATACATATGACGCAGTAGTAGCAGTTCCGGTTAATGTACCAATAATACTTCCTGTTATGTTTAATGAACCGGATATAGAAACCGATTCAATTACATTACCAGTAAATACATCGTATAAATCTTTAACAAAACTAGCAGAAATTAATCCACCAGCAACAATTTGCGAACGATTTGTATTCAATACGCCCATTATGATCCTTTTTACATATAAATATCAAAGGATTAATAATTTACAACTCTACCTCGAATATCTTGATTAGGAAATTTAATTTCAAAAATACTAGGATCCAATGATGGATATATTACACCATTTTTTGTAGCAGTATCAATATCATAAATATTTCCAGAATAATTTAATGTAGTATCAAATAAATTTGTAATTTGTATGTTAATAATATTTTGAACGCCTTGAACGTTTGCCAAAACATTCATGATATCTGATTTAACAATTGGTTGATTAATTTGCCAAACATCTGGATCGAAATATATTTTTAATGTGTCTATACATTTTAACAATACTTCATTGCTGTTATAATTAGATAAAACTGAAATTTCAAACTCAACGCCAATATTAATAATAAAAGCATCTTTGATATTTATAGCATCTGTTAAAATTCTATAATAATTCAAATATGTTTTTAAATTTTCTTTGATTGCTTGATTTAATTGTGTTAGTTGTTTAGATGAATTATAACCTAAAACATACATATTCAATGCTAAAGGATTTGGAACTCGTCTATCAATTAACTCTTGTTGAACAATTTGATCGTCTGGTACAATATATGTTTTTGATACACTACCAAATTTTGGTGGCATCGAATATGCACGTATTATGTAGTCTTCTCTAGTTACAGAACGATTTTGTGTTGCAAAATTAGCTAATGCGTGATTTTTAATGTCTTGTATTGTTTCTACATTTTTTGCACCAACTGCAGGCGTTTCATTATTTACCGATACAGAATTTTTTGCAAAGTTAACCATACTTGCATTATTAGTAGAATTTATATCTTGTACATATTCAATTGATTTAATGTTAGTTAACGTATTTGCAGCAACATTTTCATCAATTCCTGTGCTAGTAGTATATGTTACTGTTAATGTTGTATTTGCTGGTGCTTGTCCATATGTTCTAGTATATAAAAAATTAGATGGGTCGATGTCAACATCAATTGCACGACGAAATCCAGCTAATCCATTTCCAACATTATCTGGATTAGGAACAATTTCTTCATCGTTATTACTAGAAATACCAGCACCAAATTGTAATTCCATTTTGTTATCGCTACGCAATCTTGTTATAAATCGTTTTGCAGCTCTTCGAAGTTTTAATAAACTAGGCGCAGCATCTCGATATGCGTATAATGTAGGATCATTTTCTGCAATATTAGGTACAGATTCAAAAATTGTATCTTGAGCTAAATATGGTACTTCATACCAAGCATCACCATCTGATTCTACAACCGATACTATTTCGACTACATTTGTATCAGGCAATACAATCTTATCATATGGAATTGGAGTAGTAAATGTATATGTTGCAGTAACAACATTTCCTGATACTGCCCTTACTTGTTTTTTTAACAAATAATATATTGGATCATTTGTAACTGTATTTGTTTGGAACACGGTTACCGTGGTTGGATTATTACTAGAAGAAAATGCAAAATCAACAGACTCCAATGTGCGAAATTCAACGTTGCCTGTTTGTTGTTTTACTTGCATGCCTGGTTTAATTGATAATGCATAATTAAAATCAGGTCTAGTATTTGATCCAGAGCTTATAGCAGGTACTAATTGAAATACATCTAAATCAACATATGCCGGTATTGCATTTTTTGGTTTATATCCTAACGCTCTTGCTAAATCATATACATTTGCTCGTTCGGTAGCTTGTTCTAATAACGATTCTTTTAAATTAGTATCAGCATAGTATGACAAAACATCGCCAACATATGCAGATAATTCCAAGAACAACATACCAGGAGATGATTCATTAAAATCAGTATAGGTTTGTGGAAAGTATTGTTTTGTAAAATCAATTAGATTTTTTCTAAATTGACCAAAATCTTTTCCTAAATATGATACATCTCGTTTTTTTAGTTCCATGTTAATCTATCCGTAATATTCCATTTTCAGCTGCAAATATTACTATAGTATTAGTTTCAATCGATCCAAAGACTGAAAACTCTATAGTAATTTTTACGGTATGTTCTGGTATAATTTCACTTGAATTTATGTTTATGTCTAACGTTTCAATTGTTAAATACGGTAACCAATATGAAACTGCAGTTCGTATTATATCATTTATGTCATTAATTAAATAATCAGTCATTGGTTGAAATAATACATTTAATAAATTACAACCAAATTCTGGATGATATAATCGTTCGCCTTTTCTTGTTAACAATAAATTACGAAAATTATCTCGGGCTTGTTGCGTACTAGTATAATTTGTTGTAAAAATACCAACTCCATT